GCGTCGGCCCCTTGGGCCTCGCCCGGCGCTTGATCTCCTGGTGAAGCGCCGAAGCGTCGTCGTAGTGCTCCGGCTGCTTGGGATCGCTGTTCGGCGTGTTCCGCGCCTTGATCTGCGCGGCCTCGTGCGCGGCACGAAGATCATCGTCACTGAGCTTGCCGTGGCGCTCCGCCGCCGCATCGAAATCGTAGCCGATGGCAGCCTCGCCCATACTCTCCTCGGTACCCAGCAGTCCGCGCTCGCGAGCGATGGCGAAGAGTTCGTCCCGTGTGAGGTTGTGGACGGCGTCGCCCATCGTCTCCTTGAGCTTGGCGATGATCTCCTTTGGCAGGAGATCGTGCCGCTCGTAGCTCTGTGGCTTAGTCAGCGCCATACCGCCGTCAGACATACGACCAGGCGAGAGTGACGACGAGTGCGGTGCGCCACCGGACTGGTATGGACCACCCTCTTCGGCCATGAAGCGCGAAGGGTCGATGCTGACGTCGGACATCTGGTCTTGACGACGCTGCTCCAGCCCCTCCTCGCCTTGCGCCTTGCCCTCGCGGCGACTCTTGGTCTTGCTGATCTTCAGGTCGACCTTGTCGAGTCGGCTGCTGCCGGGGCGCCCACCCTGCGGACGCCCGTATTCGCCAGTGTTCGCCTGCATGCTCTTGCGCATGCCCTCCTGGGCGCCCTCGGCCATGATCTGGTCGGCGACGCTATTGATGTCGCTCAACTGGAAGCCGCCCGGGGTCTTGGCGCGATCACGCTTCTGAGCGCGCTCACGCTTCGCCAAGTCCTTGGCGTCTGCCCTGACGTCGGCTTCGATGACCGGATCACCCTTGTAATCCGTCCACTCCAAGCCCTGAATGTTCAGCACGTTCGAGATGAGGAACTGCTTGGCGGCAACCGCGTCGTCACCGGCCATACCGAACTGCCCGAGGTCGGGGATCTTGCCGGTCCGCATCGCGGCCTCGGCTGCTGCATAGACCGCCGCCGTCGGGATCATCCGGCTCGTGGCGAACGCGTCGATCTCCTGCATCCGCGCCTCCAGCACCTTGGCACGGGTCTCGGGCGGAGCGAACTTGTCGTAGGGAGAATTGCCACGGGAAGTGACTCCACGGTTGGAGTCGACCTGGAGATGCTCCGAAATGAGCGCAGGCGCCTGCTTCACCGAAGCTCGGTAGAGAGCCATCAACTCGTCAAAGCCCTGCGACATGATTAGCTCCCAAGGGTAGAACCCAAGTGGTTTGTCAACAGCTAGTTTACGCTAGCTACCCCAAAGATCACAATGAAGGTCGGGGCTAGGGCGCTCCTGGCTCGTTGTAGACTTCGTACTTGATGCGTTCCTGGTCGAAGCGTGCCATGACCTGAGCGCGCTGCGATGGTGTGTGAAACGCGTAGTGAACCACCTCGGAGAAGGGCCGCATCATGCGCGAGTTCTGCGCGTAAGTAGCCGGGTGGACTTGGCGTCGCACAACTCTGCCCTGACTGATCACTGGTCTGCGACGCCGTCCCGAATACTGCCACTCCTCGACGTCCGGAAGCTCATCCTTGATGATCGCACCAAGTGAGAAATCAGAAAGAAACCCGGGCTGCACGATGAGCCGGTAGAGGTAGAGATCCGGGCAGAGCACGAAGTTCTGGCCCGGAGGGATATTGTCGAAGAGGTATCCCATATCTACCCCTCGCCTTCTCTAGACGATCCCAGCCAGACGGCTGAACAGCGTCGTCTTGGACTCGTCCAGGGCGAGCCCACGACGGACGAGGAGGCCCTCGTTCTTTTGCTGACCGGACAGGAGGTGTCCAGCCTCGGATGAGAACTGGTGTAGCCCGGCGCGATGGGTGCGCATCGCGGCGTCATGCACTCTCGGGTCGTCGTGGTCGTGGTGAGAGGCACTCCACACACCCCCCACCGTGCGACGGCCTGTTGGGTGCGGCAAAAGCTGCCCGGTCTCACCGTGGACGTAAGCATGCGATACATCAGCGCCGTCCACGGCAGTGCTGAACAGATGCCCATTCGGCAGCTTCGTCGCGACTCGGTAAGCAGCCCCAGGTGTACCCGGCTTCACATTCTCACCACGATGATGTGCTCGCACAGTCGTCTCACCGTGAGTCACCTTGGGTGCGTCGATGCTCTGCGCTGCGTCTCCCTCTCCGCGAGTTCCACCAGCGAGATCAAACCACTTGCGCGTCTTCTCCTGCGGTGCCTTGGGCTCCTCAGGCTTCGACGCCTCCTCTGGCTTGACCTTGGCGCGCATTGCTGCCCTCCAGTCATTGGTCATCGCAGCCTTCTGCTCTGGCTTCTTGGGCTTCTTGGGCGCAGGCGACGGCTTGGTTGGAGAGCTAAGCGCCAGCTTCCGCGCAGACACCGGAGTCTCCTTCGGCGCCTCTGGTTCCTGCACAGGCTCGCCACGGAGCCTCTTCATCCCAGGACTGCTGTAGCCGGCCTCCCACGGAGCGGGCTTCGGCTTCGGCTGAGGCCGCTTCGGTGGCTCGGGCTTCTCGGTCCGGAGCTTCGGGATCGGGGCCGGGCGAAGCCGCCCTGGTGCTGAGCGACCAGAGGCGGCGCGCTGCACAAGCTCCTTTCCAGGACCAGCCGGTCGGACGCGTTGCAACGTATCAAAGTCCGCTCCGCGGGGGCGCACACCACCGGCCTTACCCGGTTCGAGATTGCGCTCACGGGCATAATCCGCCTTCTTGATATCGGCCTTGGACTGCGCCTCCTTCTCCTGCGCCTCAGGAGAAGCCTTCGGTCCTGCTGGCATCGTGCTCACTGTCTTCGGCACAGCAGCGGCGCGCAGACGGGCACGTCCACGGTCTGCCGCGGTTGCTGTCTTGATAGTACCCGGGACGTGAGCGCTCCGTTCCTGCTGGCTCCTCGTGTCGAGCACACGCGTTACAAGAGTCGAGGACTTGGGCGGCTCGATGAACTTCTCTGGCTTGTGGTCCGGTGTGCCGATCTCACCACCAGCACCCGACTCGGGAACACGAACCCGAGCACGCGAGAACGGATCGCCTGGCCGATCCTTCTTGCGACGCTTCGGATCCGTCTCCGGGCTTGGTCGACCCTTCTGCTCGCCAGCGCCTCGTGCGATTGCGACCTTCGCGTAGTGAGTGCCGTGCGCCTCGACGCGTCCGATGATGTTGCGGAGCGCCTGACTGGTGTGGTTGCGCGCCTTGTCACCCGTGATGCCAAGCGCCTGTTGAACTTCTGGATTGTCCGCTGCGTGGTTCAGGTGGTGATCCAGCAGATCATCGTGGATCTTCTTCTCCTTGCCTTCCTTCTTCAGTTCATCCACGCGGTTGGTATCACCAGAGAGTTCGGCGCTCCTGAGTGCGTTGTGGTGTTCACGGTGGCGGACGTTCTCTGGGTGCTTGGGATCCGCGATGTTGGCCAATACCGGTCCGAGCGCCTTGTGGACGCCTTCGTGCGCAGTCGCGTGGAGTTCGTGGAACTTGTCCAACTTCTCCTGGTGCGCCTTCTTCTTGGCCTCTGACACGTCGGCAGGAACAGGACCAGGGTGGTCGAGCGCTCCTCGACCACTGATGAACCCGGCGTGCGCGATGGTCGGCTGACCGTGAGTTCCAAGAACCTCTGGCTTGGCATCCTTTCCATCCTTGCCCTTGCCCTTGTATCGAACGTCAGTACGAACGTCGACCGTCTTGGCGTGCGGCTTGGCTGGTTCGACCTCAGCCCGCGCTGGGTCATCGGTCTTGGCACCACCGTGATACATCCGGTGGATCTTCTCGGCGAACTCGTCGTGACGCTTCTTCTTCTCTTCCTCGGTCTCGCCCTCCTTGGCAGGAGCGCGGAGTGGGTAGAGGTCGTGCAGATCGCGCTGGATCGCTGCGCTGGGGTTTCCGGCCTTGTCCTTCTTCTTCTGCTCTTCGGCACCGACGAGCTTCGTTACGACAGGCGAGGATGGTGATCCACCGCTATTCCTGGCCGCACCAGGACCGGAGCGCTTGCGCTGAATCCGACCCTCGACCGTGGCCAGCGGCGTCTTGAGTACCTTGGCGATATCCGCGGGATCATCGCCCTTCTTGTAGAGCCTAGAGATCGCCTGATGGACGTTGATTGCAGCGTCCTTCTTCTTGAGCCCCAGTCGTGTGGCAAGGGTCTCGTGTGCTTCCTTGGAGTCCAGCGTCTCTCCACCCTTCTGGGCTTCCTTCGAGGAAGGGTGGTGAAGGAGCGGACTGGTATTGGTCGGCTTGGCCATCTGAAGCGCGGTCCGAGTCTGACCAGGAGTGTCGACCGCCGTATCAAGGGCCGTCGTGCTCTCGCCGTCCTTGCCCTTGATCTCTGCTGCACCCTTCTCGACTGCGCCCTTGAGTTGCGCCGCCTTGCGGTCACTACCTTCGAGCGCTTTGTTGCGCATCTTGATCAGATTCGCGCCCGACTTCGCGACTTCTTCGTGGGTGACAAGCTCCCCCTTCGCTGCCTTGGCAAGCATCTGCTTGGCAAGATTGCGGAACGGGGAGAGATGCGTGCCCTTCTGACGTGCGCTGTGAATCGACCGAACCTCGTCCTCGGTGGCGCCGGTGTCCCTGGCGATGCCACGGAAGCCGTGCTCAGAATGCGCGTCGACGGTCACGCGCTTCTTGTCCTTGGGGTTGGCTGCGTTGTGTGCGGCCACGGCCTGCTTGTGGGCGTCACGAGCGTCCAGCCGCTTGTGAATCTCCTTGAGATTCTCAGGATCCTCTTCGGACTGAGCGTGCCCGTGGCGCGTCGTGAGGTGAGCCATCACCTCGGCTGCGTTTTCCTCGTGATCTCCCTTGTGCTTCTTGTCCTCACGGCTGTGGCGAGCAGCATTGGCCAAGATGTGCCCGTGCTTGCTCCCGAGCGTGGTGGTGAGAAGGTGGAACATGGAGCTTGCAGACTTGAGGTCGTGACCACCAGCGCGGACCCGTGTGGCCTCATCGGGATGGATGCCCTTCTCGTCCTTCGCCCATGCAGCGACTTCCTTCTTGCGCGAGGCCCGCTCCTCTGCCGACATCTGCGAGTGGTCGGTCATGCCGTCCTTGAAGTGCTTGACGTAGAAGTCGTGTTGCTTCTGCTTCTCCTCGTCCGACTCCTCTTCGTCGTCTGCGGCGGCAGCCTCCATGATGAGTGTGGCGTTGCGAGAGCGCCACTCCTCGTAGAGTGCCCACATGTCGAACCACTCCCACATCCGCATGGCTGGTGGGGTGAGGTCGGTCTCGGAGTTGATGAGGGTGGGCGCGCTCATGCCTTCTTCTCCCAGTGGCTCTCAAGTGCCTTGCTGATGGCCTGACGAAGGAAGTCGTCAACCTTCGCCTCATTGCCCTTGCAGGCAGCAACCATGTCGTCGATCAGATCGTGGAGATCTTCCGACTCATCCACGACGAGGTGCATCTGCCCCTTCGACCCTTGGGCGAAGAACAGATACCCGTGCTTCACAGTGTCCGCTGAATCGAGGAGCACGTCCTGCTCGGCGATCTTCAGGGCGCGAAGAAGCTCTTCCTTGGCCAGTGCTGCTTCACGAGCCTCGTTGACGCTGTCGGAAAGGGGACGGCTCTCGTCCTCTTCCTCGCTCTCGTCCTTCTTCTCGTTGCTGCGAACGGCCAGGCTGGCGCGAAGCGCCTTGGCCAGATCACCGTCGATGAGCATCGACCGGCGGGCGGCCTCGGTCGTCATGCCATGATCGTTGACCAGTTCGGCTTCCAACTCGGCATACTTCTGTGCGTTAAGTCGTCCACGAAGGTGATTGCGACGGACCGACCAGAGCATGAGTTCAGAGCGCTCCAGCTTGGCCAGGTCGTGTCGGATCACGCACGGAACGGTCTTCATTTCCAGCGTGCGAGCGATCTTCGTCCGGTGCTCGCCACCGAGGACGAGGTACTTGCCCTCGGCGTCCTTGATGGGGATGACCTGGAGCGGCTCGTCGAAGTGTGGGTCGCTCGGATCATCGTTGTTCTGGATCTCTGCCTGGAGATGTGCCAGCTTGTCTGGGCTCATCTCGTTGCAGTTCCAGTCAGTGTAGACCAGCCGGTCGGTCGGGATCTCGACCGCCTTCGTCCACGTCTCGAACTCTGTTGCCTGTGTCACGCCGTTCACCTAGACCTTACGGACTGATTGGCCAACCACCCGGGTGCCCTGTGGTCTGCCGCAGGGTGACAGGCTGGCGGAAGTAGCTGCGGAACTCGACCGGAGACCTGACGTCCACGGACACCCGACCAGAGAACATCCGGATGAACATGACCGTCTTGAGCGTGTCTGCCGTGCCGGCTGGAAGCTGGAACGATGTGACCTGGCTGTTCGTCAGCGTGTTGACGCTTCCGATGAAGGCCAGAGGCTCTGGCGTCCACGCGGTCAGATCGCCCGACGCGATCGTGAAGGTCTTGACCTGAACGCCTGCGGGAGTCGTTCCGGCTGCTACGTAGACGAACGCCCTGGTCTCGTCGTAGGTGGCCACCAGTCCGAGCGCGGCTGTGTTGATCGCGGCTGCGATCGAGATAGCGGTCGCAGCGTTCGAGACGGCGGCGGTGAACTGAATACCAGCGGTGAGGACGGTCGGCGCGCCACCGTTGACGGTGAGCGTGATCGTGTCGCCAGCACCAGCCGCGAAGCTCACGACGAAGAGCCCGGCGCGCTCATCCAGCGTCCGGCTGGCGTCGATGCGGAACTCCGCGTCTCCGATCGCCTTCACATAGAGCGTGGGAGCAAGCTCAGCCGGGATGTGGTGACGAAACACCAGCACCAACTCGTCATCGGTATTGACGAGTGGATACGAAGCACGCTGTGGGTGAAGGTGGTCCGTCATGCGCTACCTGGACCTCAGGCTACGGAACTGCATCTGGACCTCATGCGGGGAGACGATGCTCACCGCAAGCCGACCAGAGAGGCAGCGCAGCACGTAGATGTTGTGATCTGCTGTGACAGCGGCGGCGAGATCGACGGACACCCGTCGGCCACGGTCCAGCACCGCCGAGGTGGACGTGACCGGGAAGTTGGCGACATCGTGGCCCTGGCCGGTCCGAAGTTCGAACTGAGTGTTCGGCTCCAGCGCCACGACGAAGAACCTGGGCGGAGCGCCGGGTGTTCCCCTGACGCGTGAATGGACCATGACCTCTTCGCCTCGGATGAGGGAAGGGCAGGTCTCGCGCTCGACATAGAGAGCAGTGCCCATGGCTAGTCTCCCGCGACCACGATCTCGACGTTGGTCAGGTTAGGACCGGTGCTGAGCCAGATCGCGGTGATTCCCGACGCGGAAGGGACAACACCCTCACCACGCCACGGAAACCCGACGTCGCCGATCTGGTTGAACTTGATCGTGACCTCCTGGTCGGTCTTGATGTAGACCCGCTTCGCGGAGGTAATCGCCCCGAACGGGATCGGGAAGTTCAGGGTGCTCGCCGCGACACACATTGGGTCGCTGGACTGGACCTGGCCAACGACCAGGGTCAAGTCCTTGATGGGCTTGTTTGGAGAGGCAGTGTTCGCCGCATCGTGAACAGCGAAGGTGCCCTGAAACTTGACTGTCTTGCTGCCTGCTGCCATGTGCCTTCTCCGCTCTGTTGGACGCTAACACATTCTACATGGAGGGAAAGAAGTTACGAACCTGAAGATACCCGAGACTTCATCGAGGCAAAGATGTATGGATGGAAAGTTTGAACCACCACTCAAGGTTTTACCTGATTGGGGTTTCCATACCTGGAACTCTGCTGCGGTTCCGTGTGGGCCTACGAGACTGTGTTCCAGGCTGGGCACGGCCCATCGCCCGTAGTGTCGCGCCCTCACGGGAGGCTCTCGCCCTTGCCTTGCCGACGCCCCTCACATCTCGCTTCAACGCGCGGAGTGTCTGTCGCGAGGACATCGTGCTGCCGCTGCTACTGCGGCCAGGCGACGGCTTACGAACCGCGGTCAGCTTGATGCTGCTGGACCTGGTGGAAGCCTTCCTACTGGATCCCTTCAAGGCGCGGCCAAGGTCTCCGATCTTCGAGAAGATACGGTGCCACGGGTGGGTTGGGTCAGAGATGTCCGCAGCCTTGACGAATCCATGGACGCTGTCCAGGAAGGCGCCTTCGGTGAAGACTCGATCGAACAATGAAGGGGTATTCATCGCGCTCCCTAGAACGAGAAAGACGACGGCATCCGTAGCCGTCGTCCCTCCCGCACCTCCCTTCGTGCAGGAACTAAGAACAAGTGCTACGCGAGCCGCATCATAGCGCGATTCCCCGCTGTTTCCTCCAGTTTACCACGGCGATGGCAGGTCGTCCCGCGACGGCTGAACAAGCCGTCGTGAAGGCAGTTGGAAAGAAAACTACTCGCCAGCGAGGGCCTGGCGAGCAGCTTCCTTTGCCTCGTCAACAGTCCGAACACGCCCATCAAGCTGGAGTTCGAGCACCTGCTTGATGAGCGCACCAACACGCGGACCCTGGACAACACCCATCTCGGACAGGTGCTTGCCAGTGAGCAGCGGCTTGGTGGGTCCGTTGTGGACGTCATGCCGCTGCGCGAAGTCGACGAGCCACTCATGCACCGAGTCGAGACTCATGACAACGAGCGCAAGCTCCTCGACCGTCGCCGGACGCAGCCGACCAGCCAGACGACGGATGTCGCCCTCTCCAAGCGGCTTGCCTGTAAGCCATTCGGACCTGGTCACCGTGTCTGCTTCCTGCACGAGCGCGACCACCTTCGCGGCGACCTCCTTGACAGCGCCAAGCTGGTCAATAGCAACGCGCCTCACCGTCTCGGCGTTGCCGAGGTGGCGAAGGAGCATTGCAATCTGCACGGCTTCACGGGAAACAGGCGTGAGCCCCTTCTCCCGCTTGACGAGCAGATCCAGGTAATGCAGGGCATCCTGGAGGTGGTAAGACCCAAGCGCGTGAAGCTCTGGGTGCAGAGCCTCCAGTGCTCCGGTCTTGATGAGCACGTTCACGCCACGCGACGGCTCAACGCCCTTCGTCAGGAGCTTCTTCCACTCGACGTGGACGCGCTCCTTCGGAAGATCCTTGAGTTCGTGCGTAGCCGCTCGCATGAGCGCGAGCGTCTCTTCGTGAACGGTCAGCAGGTGCCGTGCGGCGAATTGTGCTCCTCGAAGGATCCGAAGAGGATCCTCGGAGAAGGCGCGCTCGTCGACGGCACGCAGCAGCTTTGCATCCAGGTCGGCCACGCCGTTGTGCGGGTCGTAGATGTGCCCCGTTAGAGGGTCCATCGCGATGGCGTTGATCGTGAAGTCGCGACGGCGACCAGCGTCGGCGAGGGTCATCGTCGGGTCGGGAGAGGCGATGAAGCCCTTGTAGCCCTTGCCGGTCTTCTGCTCACGACGCGGGATCGAGACGTCGAACTCCTGGCCCTTGTAGCGGAGCTTCAGGACGCCGAACGACTTGCCGACCTTGTCCACCTTGCCGAGTTGTGCAAGGGTGGACTCCAGATGGTCCGGCTGAAGTCCGTAGACCTCGATGTCTACGTCCTTCGGCGCCTTGTACATCAGCAGGTCGCGGACGCACCCGCCGACGAGGAACGCCTTGCCGCCGGCCTGATTGACCAGGCTGACGACTTCGCTCGCCTCCTGGAGGTGGCCGTTGTAGGGCATCCTTCGGACAGGTTCGAGATCGCCTTCGGGACGCGTCATGCTGACCTCCTAAGAGGTTGACCGTTCCAACCCGAAGTCCTGTTGCTGGGATTGCAGAATCAGGCCGTCTCGCGGAACGAGGAGTGATAGGACTCCTGCTTGACCGCTGCGGCGTTGGCGAGTTCGTCCGCGCGCTCGTTCAGTGGGATCCCAGCATGGCCCTTGACCCAAACCCATGTGACGTGGTGCTTTGCCTCTGCTCTTGCGAGGCGTTCCCAGAGATCTCGGTTTTTGACCGTGCCCTGCTTCCAGCCGGTCCTGCGCCAGTTGATGATCCACTTCGTGATTCCGTCCACGACGTATTTCGAGTCGCTGTAAACCGTTACCGCGTGAGGTCCGGTCAACGACTCCAACGCTTGGATTGGGCCCATCAACTCCATGCGATTGTTCGTGGTGTGATCTTCGTGTCCTGCGATCTCCCTACGCCATCCGTTCTGCCGGATCAGTGCGCCCCATCCGCCTGGTCCTGGATTCGTAGGAATGCAGGCCCCGTCTGTCCAGACCTCTACCGCCGGGCGATTGATGTCTCTGGATGCCTTGTTCGGCTTTGTCATGGATGGCGATGCTCTCCTGAGAGCCCAGATATACCTCGACTCTGGTTGATCCAGAGGAGGCAATCTATCTGTCGGGTCTGGGTGAAACCCAGTGACGGTGGAGAGATTAGGAATCCCGTAGTGGGTAGACCCTCCCTACTGCACCTACTCATAAGATCATAAGATCTATGAACTTAGGTGTTCAGGCAGGGTAGGCTCTGTCTGGATTCGGCGGCGAGGCTGGCTGCTTCTAGTGGCCGTCCAGGTGTCATGCTGGGCAACGCTCGAAGCAACGAACCTAGGGTGGGTAGACCCACACATCGCTGCGTGGGTCATCTGCGTGCCGTATGGAGCCTCATGAGGCCCGTAGGCGCCTTGCGGCGCCCGGAGCAGACCCAGGTTGCCCTGGTGACAGGTAAGACTCGATATTGTCGAGTCACGTCGCTCGGCTTGGTATACGACGTGTCGAGCCGTGTCCGTGAGCTATGCGGAAAGACGACCTGACGTAGGGTAGCCCCTGCGGACGCCCGGCTACGAGCGTATCGCTCCGGTACTGCCCACAGGGCCTACGCCTGAGACTACCTGCCCCCTCCCTCCCTCATCGTTAGATGAGGAACACCAGGCGGGAGTCGCTTACGCGTTGATCGAGTTATGCCGCCTATTCAGACAGATATGACGGTCCACTGGACGCGACACCATGAGCTATTCGCGATCACGAGATCACGAAGGAGCGTCTCCGCTCCATCAATCGCGGTGTTACTGCCCAGCAGAACGCGTTGCCGTTGAAACGGGATTTGGATCGCTGCGAAGCGACCGATACTCGCTGCACCAGGCCAGGAAACGTTCGCGGCCTTTCTTCCGTAGGCGCCGCGCTACGGTCCACAGATGCAGGTCCGCGTAGGTGCGGAGCGCGAAATGGACCGCGCTGTGGCACTCGGCGCAGAGTTCGATCAGGTCGTGAAGCTTCTCGCTCCACATCCTGTTGTAGCTCTTGTGGTGGATCTCAAGCGGAAGACCCCTCGCCTCACAGGCATAGCAGGCACGCTTGCACAGGCGGCTCGCACGGAACCTCCGCTTGAGGTCACGCCAATGGTCGGACTGGAGATAGTCCCTATAGGAGATGCCGCGGTAGTTCAGAGACGTCGTAAGACGCCGCATTCCGTTTCCGCTCGGCCCGCCCATTGAGATGCCTCCGGTGCGAAGCAGTTCCCGCTCGACAGCGGTGACCGAGTCTATACCAGGCGTGCGACGATGCGAGCTTCTTCTCAAGCCGCGTCAACTGATGACGCCAGATGGACTTAGAGCGGACAGGGGTTATACCGGACGGCGCCCGCGGGCTAGATCCGGCCTGAGAGGAGGTCTGAGATCCCGTAAACGCCAAGAGGCGGTGGCTGTTGCCACCGCCTCTTGGTTGAAGGGCTGCGCCGGGCTTCAGTAGCCCAGGCCCAACTCCTTGATCTTCTTGTCGACGAGGCACTTCGCGTAATAGGAGGCAATGCCAGCGCGCTTGCTGACCCGCTTGATCGCCTCGATCGGCTTCCTCGAAACAAGAAGACCGACCTCGTCCTCGGTCAGGAGGACGCTCTTCCAGCCTACTGAATCACTCACGCAGCACCTTCCTTTGGGTCACACGGACCCGACCTACACGATCGCCTTGGCGATCTCCACGGTCTTGGGATCGAGGTAGCTGGCCAGACCAGGGTCGGACAGGAGTGCCCGCCTCAGATCCGCCAGCGCGGCCTTCATCGCGGCTTGCGACACCTTCTTGTTCCGGTCCTTGTTGCAGGCGTTCGCCTGGGCAGCCACCGGCGCACCCAGCTTCGTGAGCGTGTCCTTGACGAAGCAAGGGGAAACAGCAGGCGACCCGTCACGGATGGCCGCATTCGCCACGCTCATCTTGCGAACAGCAGCGACAGCGTCGTCCAGGATCTTCCGGTCTTCGCAGGCGGCGAGCATCTTCACACCCTGCACGCCCACACTCTCCCAGACGTCCTTCTCCGGCAGCTTCAGGAAGAGGTTGGCCCACGAGACATACTTCCTGGCGTTCTGAGCCTTGATCCGAAGGCCCTTCTCCAGCGCGATGGCCGCACCGTCTGCGCCGAAGCCTGAGACCAGCGGCGCGATGGCCTTGGCGAAGTGGACTTCGATCCGCTGCTTCTCCAGGAGGAACTCACGGTAGACGCGTCGCACGACCTCGAAGGAGGGGTGCGCGACGATGACCTCCCAGTTCGACTGCTGGGACGCAGCGCCCGATGTTGTCGTGGACTGCACGACCTGGCCTTTCACCTTCAGGCGGGACTTGCGCTTGCTCCTGATGTTGGAGACACGACCGCGCGACTTCTTGACACTACTCGTTGCTGACACCGTTCACCTCACCGTTGATGTTGTCGAGTGCTTGAAGCAGGAGCACACGCTCCTTCTTCGAGAGAGAAGCAAAGAACTCCCGTTCCGACTGCTCCCGCGCCCGCGCCGTCGCCCGGCGACGGCAAGCCTCGTGCCTGGCTCGCCTGCGCTCGTGCTGCTCTGGAGTCTTCTCGGGACGCTGTCTACCGAAGACCGCGTCTTCCGCGGTCCATCCACGCTTTAGGCGGCACTTGATGGTGCCGCGTGGGACCCCTGTCAACTGTTCCCATTCAGCAAGTGTGCGCGTCTGACCGCGAGTCGTGATCTGCCACGCTGGGTTCTGCTCGGGAGGACACGTCAACGCCTTCTCGACAGACCATGTCAGAAGCCGCGTGCTGAGTGCATGGCCACTCATACCAAGACGCTTTGCCCAATCGCTGATGCAGAGAGTCTCACCGCGGAACGTGAGCATCTTCGCGCTGGCGTAAACAGTGGCGTGCGGTGCGAAGCCGAGCGCTTGAGCGACCGACCAGTTGAACCTGAGACGTCCGTTGATGGTCGGCTCGGACAAACCGACCTCTCGTGACCACTCCGCAAGTGACTGCGTTCGATCCTCGTAGGTGATGAGGTGCGGCGCTCGTGTAGGAGTAGCCAGCGCCTTTTCAGCACTCCACCCACGCCACAATCGCGACCGCAGGCAGCGGAACGAGATACCGCGCTCTGCTGCCCACTTGTGCAATGGCTTTGTTACACCGTCGATGGTGAACGGCGAGGAGGGCATCAACTTAGGTTGAGGTCTTCGCATGCTGCACTACATACCGCTTGCAATTGCGGTCATGTCGTCGAGTGTTTCGAGTAAGACCTTTTTTTGTTCAATGGAGAGCGAGGCCAAATACGCTTCGTGAGTTTGTTCTTTCTTCCGGCGGCGGTTCGCACGGTCCAGCGCCCGCACATGCTCGACGTAAGCAGGATCGGCCTTACGTCGCTCGCGGGCACGAATGATCTTCCGCACCTTCCTGTCGAGCGCTCGCTGGTCTCCTGAATGTGCAAGCCGATATGCCCGGTCGGCTGCCGCTTTCTTAGCGCGCCAGATCGGGTCTGTTTTGAGATTACGTCTAGCAGTGCGCTTTGCTGCGCAAGAAGGACAGTAACAGCCACGCCTACTGTGGATTCCAGACGGTGCCCGAGGCCCAGGAAGCCTGCCCTTGAGCTTACGCTCGCGTCCCAGATTGGGCGTGGTCAGTGCCTCCTCCACTGTCCACTTCAAGCGCTTCAATCTACCGATCACAATGCATGTCGTGAGACGGAGGTGTGGTGACCGTGCGATCCATTCTGGAATGGTCAAAGTCAGACCATCCATCGTCAACTTCTGTGCATTCGAGCGCTCACACCGCCTAAGCGGTGGATCCTCGTAGCCGAGCGCCTGACCTATGGACCATCCCTGTTTCAGCCGCCATCGCAGCAAACAACGCGAGATACCACACTCTCTCGCCCATGCCGCTTTCGACTGCCTGCGCCCGTCGTATTCGATCACTCTCCTACATACCCGGAGCACAGAGCGGGCTGTCGACCTCCACTAGATGCCTCCACGACTGCCTAAGCCCAATGGCGCATACGTCCGGCTCCATCAGGAAGTCGACACAAGTCCTGATGGGAGTTCTTCTCCAAGGTGAGTCCAGGTCCGTCCGGCCACGATGTCATCGACGTTACGCCTGGAGACCTTGAACTCACCGGCAAGGGCTGGTGAGGGCTCTCCCGCTGTTCCACGACGCCTGATCTCAAGCACCTGCTCTTCTGAGAGCTTCGACCGGCTATTACGGCGCCCGCGGGCTGCCGATCCATGCCTGACGCTCGGCTCAAAGCCTTCGACATGGACATGGACGCCTGACTGCCCCTTGCGGATCTTGGCCAGTGCAGCCGGGCCGACAGGAAGGCTGAACCGATCCACGATCTCCTGGTCTGTCAGCGCAGGCTCGTCTCGGTAGGTCTCCTTGATCCGGCGAACCTGGTCATCGGTGAGCCGCTGATTGCCACGACTGGCGCAGTTGGCTGAGAGGCGCTCACGCGTCTTCCGGTTCTTCATGTTGTCGCTGCGCGTCTCCAGCTTCAGATGGAGTGGATTGACGCATGTCGCGATGGCGCATGTGTGGGCGACATCCATCCCACGCTGGAGAGCGATTCCTCCTGCTAGCAGCGCCATGCGATGCGCACTACGGACCTTGCCCTGGATCCTGAGATAGCCGTAGCCCTCGGCGTCGTGTCCACCGACCCATGTCTTGCACCCGTCGGCCTGGTCGATGGTGTTCGCCCAGAGCTTTGCCTTGTCCTCCTCAGTTAGGACAAGCTCGTAGTCGGTCGGGTAGATCTTGTCTGGCTTCTTCTGCTTCTTTGGTGTCTCTGTCCATGTGATGCCAGAGCCGATGTTGAACACAGATCGCTGCGTAATCTCAAAGCGCTCAGCAATCTGGTCGCGCGGCTCTCCGGAGGCAAATGCGCTCCTGATCTGCATGACCTGGTCTGCTGTGAGCTTGGCGTTGCCGTTCTTCTCTCCTGAGTAGTGGCCACGTCCAGCCCATAGCTTTGACTTGTCCTCACCGTTTTCCTTAGCGGTGCCGATCTCTAGGTGAGAAGGATTGACACAGTTGCGGTGGTGGTCATTGCCAGGACAAAGATGACGGATCTGGGCGCCAGGCGGAATCACACCCCGCGCCACCTCGTATGCGACTCGGTGGGCCAACAACACGACCTCGTCTACACGGAAGGCACCATAGCCCTTCTTATTGAGGGCACCTTGCCATAGCCAGCATCCACCCACTGGCTGGTCTGGTACCAGGCGATCCCACCGCCGCCAATCGTTCTGATCGAACTCAATACGCTCGTTCACGCTGGCCTCCTTACTGGAGGCAACCTAGCCGGCATGAAATCACGCGTCAAGAGCAAATCACAACCGCGAGTTGTCTAGAAACGAAGAAAGGCACCTGGTTGTCCAGGTGCCTTTCTTGTCTCTTCGATCCTAACCCGTTGGGCTAGTTGAGATTACTGACCTTGACCTTGGCGAAGAACTCTGGCCGGATCAGCGTGATCTTGTGGCGAGTGCGGATCGCCCGGCGCAGAGAAAAGTCGTTGGGGTCTACGAAGTTGGGCGTGATCTCCATCGGCACGTAGGGCGAGTAGATCATGCCCGTGTCCAGGATCGAGGGACCCTGGTAGCCCATCAGGATCTCGTCCTGTGGGAAGAGCGGATCGACGTAGATCACCCACTTGCGGTTGAGCACGCCACCCTTCATGATGCCACCCTGGTAGACGTGGCCCTCGTCCACCGAGGCGAAGCCAGGCATCGTCTCCAGGAGCGCCGCCACCTCGGACGAGGTGATGCACCAGTTCGTCGGCGCACGCTGGGTGCGACGGTGAACGAGGTGCGACGCCTCGGACATGCGGATCACGAGCGACTGGAGGTGCTCAGGATCCGAGACGCCCGACGGAGTCGCGCGGTCCCAGTCGAGGATCGCGCCTGGCTCGACAGCGTTGAGCGCCGTGCCGGCGATCTCGCGGTCGATCTCAGCCGTCATCTCATCGCTCATGTGGGCGACGAGGTCGGCGTCGATGTCACGACCCCAGAGAGCGCGAAGGTCGTCCGCAGCCTCGACGGAGGCCAGCGACTTGAGCTTGCGGCTCTCGGCGCGGATCTCCTGGATCGCGATGTCAAGCTGAACCTCGGGGATCCGGGGGTTCAGTTCGTTGTCGTACTTGTACTCGATCAGGACTTCCTGGCCGCTCGCAGGAGCGGTGCCGAAGTTGACCTGAAGCTGACCGGCCTGGTAGTTGATCGAACCACCAGCGAGCGGACCACCGGCCACAGGCGTGAGAGCGCCAGCGCCGTTGTCCGTGCCGACCAGCGTGCCCGTTGCGTGAGAGCCCGACGCACGGGTCAGGACGCGCAGCGTGCCACCGAGCACACGTGGGAACCGGAGGTTCGCCGAGAAGACGAGGTTGACACCGTTACCGGCGCCGACCGGCTCCCCGTCGATGAAGTTCGACGAGTACCACTTGTTGAACGACTTGTTCATCTCCGTGCCGGCCACGACCTGACCCTTGTCAGTCGCGTAGCGCGGACGGTAGAACGCGATACCACCGATCGGACCGGTCATTGGCTGAACCGATGCGATCTGCGTGGCGACGAGGCGAACCGCTGCACGGCGGATCACCGGGAAGACGAACTTCAGGAAGGGGCCGACGCTCAGCGCGCGGGTCTCCTCCGTCAGCCGCTTCAGGTGACGTGCCTGGTTCTCCAGCATGAAAGCCGCGATCGACTTCACATACTGCGCCTGCCCACGAGGCGTGAACTTGTCCAGTTCACCCTCGATGCCTTCCAGAAGTGGAGCCCACTTCTGAACATACTGCCGAACCATGCCGTGGTCAGCGAGGGCACACCCCTCCGCGCTCTCGGCGATCATCTGCCTAGCCTGGAACATGGGAGTCCCTCCTTGTTAGCGCCGCCTACCGTTGAAGTCGTCCTGGTCGATCCCCGACAGCGCGCGGAGTTCGCCCATTGTTGTGTCAAAACCGCAGCCTTCCAACCCTGGAATAGGCCGGTGGTCTTCCGTCAGTTGGCCGAAGCGCCGCTGATCATCCTCAGTCGGTGCCTCACGCCCACGCCCAAGTGAGCGGCGAACACGTTCGCTCGCACCACCGGGCTCTGTTGCCTGCTGATCCCACTGCTCGGCGAGCGCGTGGACCTGCTCCTTCGTGGAGACGCGTCCGCTCTCGACGAGCGCGAGGATGTCCTCACCGCGTGGATGGCCTACGGTCCGCTTGGCGGTGTAGGCGTGCAGATCAGCTTCCTGCACCTGGCGGCGAGACTTCTTGACCTCGCCCGTCAGCTTGTTGATGTGTTCCTGAGCCTCGGCAAGCGCAGCTTCCTTCTGACGGATCTGCGAGCCGGTGCGCTGCGAAAGGGCCTCGAACTTACGCTCCATCTCGGCGCGGAAGTTGTCGAACTCTTCCGAAGCGACCTCGGCCTTCTTCTGGGCAAGCTCAGCCTTGTGTTCCTTGACCTTGAGACGACCGTTCGCCTCGTCGCGAGCCGTCTCCTCTGCCTCTGCGACCTTCTCGATCACAGCAGAGACCTTGTCGCGGATCTCGTCGGGAGTCTCGGTGCCGGTTGGCGTGCCGATCATCTCGCGCAGCGCGCCCGCGTTCTCCTTACCGGAGATCGCGCGCTCGATGTAGAGCTTGTAGCCCAGACCACGAGCGGCCTGCTCTGCCTGCTGCACGCGCTCTGTGAGTTCGTTGATGACCGAGTCCTTGGCGGACACAGAGGCTTCGGCCTGATCCGACTGCTCACGCAGCGCAGCAAGCTTGGTCTCGTAGCTGTCCATGACGACTCGCTGATCCGGTGCTGGCTGGTAAGGCACCAGCTTCAGCGCCAGATCCTCCATGAACTTCTTCGCGCCAGCGACCTTCGGATCCGAGAGAAGCTCGGACCGGACGACCGACTCGACCTCGCGACGCTGCTCCTGAAGTGCCTTCAGAAGCTTGACTGCGAAGTCCTCGCGAAGCCGCTCGCGGATCTCGCGCTCGACCTGAACCTTGATGTCTTCACGGAGAGTCGTGCTGGCCTCACCAATGGCCTGCTTGAACTCCTCCTCGACGCGCTTGCGGACTTCTTCCTCAGCGATCTCAGCGCCGACCTGACGAGCGCGATCTTCGATCTGCTCGACGATCTTGCCGAAGGTCGCACGGAGCCGGTTCTCATCCACGTCGGACAGGTTGGTGTCCTCAGAGACGAGACCGGGATACGCCGTCTCACAGGCCGGATCAGCCACGAAGTCGAAGCCGTGGAGCTTGAAGTCCTCGCCTACGACGTGGACGCCCTCCATGTTGACCGACGTTGAGCCGAGACCACGCGACGACATGCCGACGCGAGCGCCAGCACGCAGGAAGGCCGCGAGATCCTTGCCACCCGTCGAGTCTTCGACGATCTCGTACTTGCCGATGATCCGTCCGTCGGACTCGACGCGGAGACCGGTGCAGATCGCACCAGCCTCGCGGATACGAGACTTGCCGTCGTTCGGATGATCGACAGCCGCCAGAAGTGACCGCTGCTCGATGCGCTCCTGAAGACGCTTGATCTCGCGACGCATGACCGACTCGGTGTAGAGTCGGCCATTCTTCGTCGCCCTGCCGCAGATGCCGACCAGCCCCTCGACGATGAGCGCACCACGTGTCTTGGTCTCTTCCGCCAAGATCTTCATTTCGGTGAAGCCGCTAGACTCCACCAGAAGATTGTCGACCAGAGGACGCCTGGATGCAGCGGCGCTTGCTCGGAAGCGCTGCTCCATCGTCGGGCTCATTGTGTTGGTCGTCATGGTTTCTCCAGACTAAGTCGTGGTTTACCTATTACCAGTCCGCGACTTGTCTACGCAGGGATCGAGTGCATGGCGTCAACACCCTTCTGGATGTCGGCGCGAAGGCGGTTGAGGTCTTCCTCGGCCACGCGGAAGGCAACGTCGCCATCCGCCAGGCGGGTGAGGTAGTTCTGGGCGTCCTCGGCAATGCCGTAGAAGAACTGAGCGACCTTGAGGCGCTGATCGTCCTCAGGGAGGTCGATCTCGGCGTCCTCGGCCAGGCCCTCGTCCTCACGGATCACGCCGACGACGCGGTCGGTGATCGTCGATGCTGACTCCAGGACTGCCTCGAAGCCCTCGACGAGCTTCGACTGGGCCGCGACGGCCTGCTTCTTGGGGCTGCCACCGATCGAGGCGACTTCAGCGAGGATCGAGTTCAGGCTGGCGTCCTCCTGGAGGTTCGCGCCCTTCTTCGACTCTTCGGCCTTCTTGCCAGCCTGCTTGCCACCGAAGGGGAGCTTCTTGCCCTCGTCTTCGTCCTCGTCTTCGTCCTCGTCTTCGTCCTCGTCGTCCTTAGCCTCGGGCTTCTCGCCCTTCATCTTGGCCAGAACCTCAGGCGGCATCTTGCCCTCCTCCTCCTCCTCCTTGAGGAGACGGTTGAGATCGTTCACGGCCTCGGTGAGCCGCACGTTCTCGCCGCTCAGCATGGTGATGTCCTCGACAGCCACGTTGAGTGCGTGACCCATGGCGTTGATCACGCCGCGGAGGCCCTCTTCGTTGAGGCCGTCCTCGTCCTCGCTGAAGTAGGCGTTGATGACTTCCCAGGCGCGGTTCAGTTGGCTGGTCGAAGCCTCGGCGGCCTTCTTCTCCTCGGCCTCGGCGATCTCGGCGTCAGACGGCTGCTTCGGGACGAGGAAGCTGGGGACCATCTTCCCGCTCGCGCGCTCCTCGTCCTCGTTCTTGGCGCCACCGCGCGACTTGCCGTACTTGCCGGTGGGGCCGACGTCCTCGTCGCCACGAACTGGCACGTAGGTGTAGTGACCGGCAGCCTCGTCACCCTGGAGGTCGCAGTCGCCGCCCGGGTCCTTGGGGTCCTTGTCTCCGGGAGGACCGGCGTAGTCGCCGCCCTTGCTGTCGTCCTGCTTGACCTGCTTGACCGACTTGTCGGGCTCAGCCTTGCCCTCGGTCACAGTCTTCGACGCCGCCGGCTTCTCGGTCATACCGAGTTCGGCGAGGTCTTCCATGAGAGAGGTGGTCGGTCCCTGCACTGGGATCATCATGTGACTACTCCTGTGGCCTTGCGACCAGGCTGTCCGTCCGGACCGAGTCCTCACCAGAGTTCTCGGAGAGCTTCTTCAAATAGGCGATGCCACTGAGTAGCTGCGGCGCAGCCGTCATGACAGCCTCATAGATCTTCTGGACCTCACCAACCTGGCGCCGATCGAGATTCAAAAGAGCCGTGATTGCACGCTGAACGTCCTCGGCGATGTCAGAGGCGAGCGTCTCGACCTCCGGCTTGAGGGACTTGGTCCCAAGCTGACGCGCTGAGGTCGAGAGTGCAGACGCCTGCTCCTTGAGGAATGCGAGCAGATCGGTGGCAGCACGCTGCACATCGTCCGTGCTCAGCGTAGGCAGCTTCTCAGCCGCGTCCTCCTGAAGACCGACGACGTCGTGCCACCAGGCGTGACGCGTGAGGGACTGGACCAGAACTTCGTTGACGATCTGGCGCTGAAGGTCTCCACGGACGTCGAGCGCCTCAGCGAGGCTCGTGATCATTGGCGTTGCGCCGGCAAAGTCCTCGTCGAGGATCTTGTCGACAGCCGACCGGGCCGTCTCCATGACCTCGTAGCCGAGATCAGCCACAGGCGTAGCCGACTCGTGAACCGAGGCGCGGCCCAGGTGGATCTTGCCGTCCGCCGCGGACCACTCGACTTGAACGATGTTTCCGTTGGACGTCTTGGCCAGGACGTGGTGGTCAAACGTGGCGAGAAGTTCGGCTGGACCAAACTTCCACTCCGTCGACTCAACCATCCGAACCAGCGCCGTGCGGTGCGTCTCCCACGAGTTCTCGCGCAGGCGAGAAAGTACGTCGTCCGCGGACCTTGCGGCGCGGAGTTGGTCGACGACTGTAGACTTGAGCACGACAGGCATGTGGTTTCCTGTGATCTCCAACAGTCTTAGGTTTAAGCCCAAACCTGTGCTGCGTCAACCAAGTCGGAGAGAAACTGGGTAGTTTCCTACGATTTTCCTACCGGCATACCTTCAAAGTATGCCGGTAGCCATAGTTTGCCTTAGAAAGACCCAGCGCGTGGCCTGGTTCCACCGGCAGAAGGCACTGAACTGATTCGACCGTTCGAGTTCTTCAGCGCTGCGTCCTTGAACTCACGCAGGAAGGAGGTCGTCTCGACCAGCTTGCGAGAGAAGTTCGCGTCGTTGTTCTGAAGGTCGCCGATCATGTCGATCAACTTCTGGTGATTCGCACGAGACTCGTTGTAGCGACGCTCTTCGAGCCGGCGGCGGCGGTCGTAAGCACGCCACTCCTGTGCTGGTGCGCCGGGACGTGGTCGGACCTCTTCCAGACCGCTCCCTGGCACTTCTTCCAGACCAGAGCCAGGAACCTCTTCCAGACCGCTACCGGGGACTTCGTGGAGTGCCGGATGCCCGCCGCCGGGAACCTCTTCCAGACCCGGACTGGCGTCAGCGCCAGCAGCCGCGGGGTCTGGCTGTGCCGGCGGACGTCCTCCAGTGAACGGCGAGAAGGATGGGTCCATGCCCATCGCGTCGGCGATGTCTGCCTCGCGCTGCCGCTGCTTCTCGATCTCGCGGATCTCGGCGTCGGAGAGCTTGAAGATGTTCTCCAGAATCCAGCGCGACGAGACGTAGGGCTGGATGCGCGAAGCGAAGTCGGCGCGAGCGTTCTTGACCTCCATCGCTGCCAACTCGTAGATGTTGGACGGGACGGTCATCTTGACGTCCAACTCGACGGCCCATGGATTGGGGTGACCACGCGCAGCCAGGTCGGTGCGGATCAGGCGCTCGATTCCGTTGCGGAGTTCCTTCTGGATCTGAAGGCTTACTCTTGCCGCCCTGATATCCTCATTTGACAAGATTGCACGGCCTTGGATTGGCGCATCCTGGCCCATATAGGCCCTGGGCACCATGAGCGCGCCATGCAGCTTCCTCTGGAAGTACTGAACATCATCGACGTTCTGGTAGTCCGGACCTGACAAGACCTCGACTCTACTCAAGGCCCTGCCGTCCCTTACGGCAATGAAAAAATCTTCATCATTGCTCAAAGGGTTGTATCGCATGTCGAGGAAGTTGTTGTTTGGATTGACCATCTTCTTCTTCTTGAGGTCGCGCTTGGCGCGCTTCAAGAAGGTCTCGACACGGTTCGCTGGTACGTCGGTGACGTCGACGTAAAAGGCGTAGCGGGCAGGACTTCTAGTTAGCTTGTAGATCATGACCGCGTCTTCGAGCATGACGAGGCGCTTCCAGATCCAGCGAGCGCCTTCGCCGACTGATACACCATAGGGCGAGCGGCGGGTCGTGGAGCGGAGCCTGAAATGACAGGTCTGCCAGTCCTCGAAGAGCGCGACGTGCTTCGGAATCGTCAGCGCACCTGCCAACATGCGGCGGAGTTCGTCCTGGTTTGCCGTGAATCGACCTGTCACGTCCTGGACGTAGCCAATCAGGCTTCCGTTGAGCTTCTCGACGCGTCGCATGGTGGGCGCGGAGAGGTTGTTCAGACCAACGACGCCGTTCTCGGTGACCAGCACCTCTTCATAGTCATTTCCATACTGACACAAAGTGTAGGCGATCGAGAAGAGGTCGTCCTCCAGGCGGAGCCTACGCTTGATGAGCGTGTCGGCCATATCCACCACGGCCTGGTCTGGGCTCTCTACCCAACAGACGCGACCATTGTCCATGTTCGGCTGCGTCGCATCGTTGGCGAAGTAGTGGAAGGCGCTGTTGTGGCAGACGACCCCATTCACCAGCAGATTGTGGGTCGTAGTCGTGATGTCGTAGACGACCGGCTCGAAACACTCCGGAGTCGGATCAGCAGCCAGCCACACGCCTCCGGCGTTCTTGACCGTCATGACGCTCTTTGAGTTCAGTTCGAACCCAGGCCGTGCGCCGACGATAAAGGCACCCTTGCGAAGCTCCTTGGCCTCGACGTAGCCAGGACGAGGTTCGACGCAGTAGATCTTGTGCGTCGGTGTCACACGAAGAACTTCACCGTTGCTGAGTTGCAGGCGCAGGATTGGCGCGTTGCGCCCCGAGATGCGCGGGTGTTCGGCGAGGACAGGAACAAGCGTCTTGGTCTTGTCGTCGAAGCCGAGGATCTTGTAGGACTCCTGGCTTGACGCGAGTTCCTTGATCGGCATCGGCGTGATCACGTTGTTCTCGCCGACGATGTAGACCTTCATGTCTCCGGTGAAGCAGCGAATGTCGGGGTAGTCGTTCATCGCCTCATAGTCGGCGTAGCGATCCATGAGGTTCTGAGAGACAGAGAGCATTCCACCGATGTCTTCGCGACCCCAGATCGCGTAGGTAGACGACGGCGCGTGCATGAGCGCATCAGCGCTTGGGCTTTCCGCCTGCTCTCGCGCGTCACGATCATCGCCAAAGACGCGACGAAGGGCGCCGAGCGCCCGGTCGGTGATGCTCATGGGTCTCTCCGGTCAACGGAGGCAAAAACTCCGCCAACTGCCATATTACCTGTTCCCAAACCTCTAATCGAGAGCAAACAGCGACTTGTGTCAAGCGAGACGCGCGCAACTCTGTGGTTGTTTGCGTCGATGAACTTCTTCGCCTGAATCAACGGCTCGACGAAATCGACCCGTTTTTCAGTCTTCTTCCGCGGTTTCTTCTCGAACTTCAAGTTGTCTGGATGACAGTTCAAACGGTCTGAGGAAAGATACGAGACGTTGTCGCCGGGCTCGCATCTCCTCTTGAGTTGCCATTCGGCAACGAGCCGTCCTAGGCGTCGCCAGCGGTTCTTGTCGCTTGGTGTGAGCGCCTTCTTGTGCCACTCACCGGGCTCCTGGTAGACGGGATAGCCCGCAGAGTCGAGCTTCGTATAGAGCGGCAGCAGCGAGGTGTCCGCTGTGATCTGCTCGGGATACCGCGGCGCTCCCGTTCGAAGCAGAAGCATGGTCTCAGGGCAGCAGCGAAGCGCCGTACCGTCGTCCAGTTCAATCTTGTAAGGGATGACGAGGCTTGGACTTGTCTCGACCTGAATCTGCCCAACTGTGGCGCGGGTGCCGTCCCAAGAGACGACGTAGGTCGGACCCTCAGAGATCAGATCATTGAGGATCCGAGGACCAGCCAAAGTCAGAACTACAGACTCAGTTCCGAGCATCGTGGGGCGATTGTACATGAAGAAAGCGCCAGTAGCCTGGCGCCTTCTTCAAACCTAGCCGCGTGTTGTGAGGCTTAGTCGATCTTCAGCTTGCCCTTCGCCGCTTCGATCAGCTTCGGGATCATGTAGCGGGCGCCCTTCTTCAGCAGAGGGTCTGTCAGGTTGTCGGGAAGCCAAGGCGTATCCGTGTTGTCGATCACGTAGTCGATGATCGCCAGGGCCGACTCCTCCTTCTCCGGACCGGTCATGCCACCGACCGTCTGAACGATCTCCATGGCCTGCGGAACGATGTTGAAAACGTCCTGCCATTGAAAGCCATCAGCGAAGGCTTCCATGATCTTCTTGCCGTGTTCCTCGATCTGTGCCGCCGTGAACTTACCCATGATGCGCTCCTTGTGTCCCTTGATTGGATCAGGAACCGGCGGGTTTGTCACCTTGGACAACGTCTCCGAGAAAGGTCCCGGCCATGTCGGCAATAGCACCTCCAGCCGGGCCCAAGAGCCCTGCCATGGCGCCCTTGATGGCGACACCAAGCATGGAGGTCGCCACCGACTTGAAGCCTTCCCAGAGTGAGAGCGCAGCCGCTTGGATCATGGCAGCGGTCCGCTTCTCGGCTACGACCTTCTCGGTGACGAGGATCACGGAGACCTGTCGGAGGACGTCTTCGGCTGCTGTGGCGTACTGGCGAGCGGTGTTCTGATCATTCGCTGTGACCGCCTCGACCTCATACTTGGCCGCCTTGGCCATGAGATCGTCCAGCACCTTGATCCTGGACGCGTCGACGAACTCGGTCACGTTCTTGAGGAACTGCTCTCGAAGCTCCTGCGCACGCTTCTCAAGCTCCGGCTTCGCCGCAGCCTTGAGGTCTGAGAGGATCTTGTCTGCGTCTAGGGCCATGGCTAGTGCGCCTTCCAGGGCAGAGGCTCAGGGGTGTAGGCACCCTTGTCTTCCTCTGTCGGGGCCACGAGTGCCGAGGAGCGGATGACCTCATCGAGGAGGTTCACCTTCTCGTCGCGGTACGGGTCGATGTAGAGAGGCTCGCCGTCTGGTCCCTTGGCCCGATCGAGCGCATCAACCAACGCAGGCCGGATGCTCTCGATCAGATGACGACGGTGCTCCCTCAGAAGATCCGCCTCCGGCGGGTTCGTGCAGCAGCCGACCATCAGCAGCGTCGCTGCCGCCAGCATGAACTTCTGACTCACCTTCACCATGTGTTCCTTCCTGTTCCTTGTCATCGGTCTTCTTCGGGTACGCGACAAACCAAGTGACCACGGCGTACTTAGTACCCTTCGTGACCGGTAGAGCTTCATGAGGGTAGCAGAAATTCGAAGGAAAGAGCAGCAGATCTCCTGCCCTTGCCTTGAACTTGATGTTCTGTCGCGGGAAGTATGTCTCCCCGCCGGTGTAGTCGTCGTTGAGATAGATCAGCGCCGAAAGCTGCCGAAAGCCTTCGCTGCGTCCAAGGATGGCGTCGGTGTGCAGCCCGAAGCGCTCGCCCTCTTGATATCTGAGCAGTTCGTATCCCGTGTCGTCTGTGATGTCGAGAAAGCTGTTGTAGCGCTTGAAGGCGACCGCCCCTGAGTGGAATGCCCGAACAAGAGCCTGCTCGAAGCGCCAAAGGTGCCGCCCGTGAAGCGGATCACGCCCCGTGATCATCAGGCTTCGACTTGTCCTGAACGCGCCCGTGTAAGCACGATCGCCTTTGGGCGTTATCTGACCAGACTGTTTCCAGCGCTGAGTCTGTTCGGCTACCTGGATGAGTTCATTGCGCCAATCTGGAACGATCTGGCGCAATACCAGGACGTCCGGACACAGCAGATGGATCTGGACCTCATCTGGCATCGGCAAAACGTCATTGATGTTACTCACTAGGCTCCTGCAAACCCGCGGAGATAGAAGCGGAACGGCCTGATCCTTGATCCGGCCATCACGACCAATCCCCTTGTTCCCTGTGCTGGAGTAGTCAAGATCTTCTCTTCAGTTGTGCCTGCCAGGAAGGTCATCTCCCATGACGGCTCTGGTGCGATCTCGACTGCGGCACCTTGGGCACACTGAACCCTGCTCCCGTTCAGCGCCCCCTCCGACGCAACCCTGAGGCGAACCTGGACACCCGGATCGCGTGTAATGACGGCACCGTCTGCGGTCACGACGTCGTCAACGTAGACCGTCCTGAGGGGCTTGTTCACCAGAAGCTTCGTTGATGTGTCGACATAGCTTTCGGCATACTTCGTAGTGACGCAGCCACAGTCCTTGAGGAGCGCACCGTCTGCCACGCTACAGGGGCAGTCGAATAGGGCCCAGCCGACGATCTCTGGGTCGTTAGCCGCTCGTGACTCTCTCAGCGAAGTGACTGAAGCAGCCTGACATGCCGCGTCTGCGAGGCATTGTCCGGGTGGCCAGCCAGCCGGCCCGTATGCTTCAAGGGACCGAAGATCGCCGTTGATGTCGTAGCCAAAGTAGTGTCTCACTGACACGCCCCCATGAAGCACGCAAGTGTTGTAAAGCTTAGGTTGCCGTCAGGCTGGATACGATACGTGATCCGCGTTGTGTTCGCGTCGACGGTGGTGAGGGTGTCGATGTGGACGCGCTCGAAACCGAACGGCGAGAACCCATCAATGATGCCCCAGCCGCCCGCGACGTGCGCGTAGGACCGAGGTACCAGAGGGTTAAAGTTGGGCGGGGTGGTCGTCCAGTTGACGGTAAACGATACAGTTACCGGGCCAACAGCCACGGCGGTTGTGCCAGACTCCGGCCCTTGCTCGTATGTATTGTTCAAGTTATAGCCGAACCCGGCGGCGCCCGTAGGACCAGTTGGTCCTTGATTGGACGGTGGCCCGGGTATTCCTGTAGCGCCGGGCACCGAGACGTTGATGACGCCAAGACCAGCATTGGTCGCGCCGCCGAATGCGAAGTTGAGTGTATGGATGTCGGTCCCAATGGTCGTAGGACCGCTCTTGATCGTCCTGATTGAGCCAACGAGCCCATCGGAGATTGAGAGTAGCGCCTTCCCTGGGACGGACGACGTCGCGACGGTCTCCTGTGGGCGCTCACCGTCACGCTTGATGTAGAGCAGGCCATCGAAGATGGCGCGGTCGACCCGGAAGAAGCACGGGAAGAGGAACTGAATCGGTGTGGCGCCAGACAACGCGAACGGCCCGCCAGTGATCGTGAAGAGGAAGAGCGTCCACCGCCGATATGGTGTGTCGAACACGCTTCCGTCGGTACCTTGAAAAGCACTACCGAGGACGGCGTTGTCTGGGTCTACGATGGTCTCAAGCTCATAGAAGAGACCATCGGGCCCGAGAACCAGATCGCCTTGCTGGAGTGGCGCGACGAAGGGATTGGAGCCGTTGCCGTTCACGTCGACCGACGCGTTGACGAACTGAATCTCCTTACCCACGCCGTTTGTGCCGCTTGAGAAGCCGACGCGGCCAAAGACAGGGTCTTGTGATGTTGCATCGACGATACGCTGACCGGTGGTGCCGTTGATGACGAAGCAGTGGTTCCTCGTTCCGTCGGTCAACGCGCCCTCGACGCTCTCGGTACCATTCGGCGCGATTGTGAGATTCGGACCAAGATCTCTGCGGGTCTCAGAGAATGAGCCAGAGACGTTGAACGATGATCCGGTCCTGTTTGGATGAACGTTGGAGAGGACGTGGACGAACCGAAGACCGAGACGATCGGCCATTGCCGACGTCCCCATGTCCGCTGCAATGCGCGCGGACAGCGTGGACTGCGCACCAGTGTAAGAAGAGTTCCGCGCTGCGATGACTTCGGCCACGGTGGCGTTGGTGTTCGTCAGATCGTCGATCGAGCCATCGGGCATGTAGCCATACGGCTGGCCCGAGAAGGCGACCGGTGGCTGCCTAGCGCCCGGCACCGTCGTAATGACGACGAGGTTGTTCCCGACCTTGTCGACCGCGCAGATCGTGACCTCGTCGAACGCGTTGGCCGGAGTGGCGCGCGTGAAGATTTTGCCCTGCGTCGGCAGCGTCCGCCGATAAGAGGCTGTTGCCAGCACGTAGACGGGCCAGGCGTTGTGGGCTGTGAAGTCCAGTTGGATGGCCGTCGGTGAAAAAAGATCGACCATCACGCGGACATCTCGTGACGGCACACGCAAGAGCGAGAAGTTCTGCGTTGGGTCCGTGTTGAGCATGAGGACCCTAGACGCAGGCGCGACGGTTGGCGTGAACCCAAGATAGACGCCGCGTGGCATGCCGATCCACCGCTGGTTGACCGCGAATGGAACGTCCTGTTCGATGAACCTTACCTTCACGAACTCATTGCTGAGCGTAACGAACGGAAAGTTTCCACTGCCCGACATGGGCGGCGGAAGCGCCGTTGTCGACGCCGATGGGCTAGAGGCTGTAGGGAAGACTCCAGCCATGGATTAGCCTCCCAGCACGATCACGAACCCGGTCCAGGCCGTGACGCCCAAGGTCTGTGTTGCCTCGACCTGTGTCGTGTTGAAGGTCGTTACCGCATGTCTCTCGTCGACTGCGCCTGCCCCGCCGTTGTCAGCCGCAACGGCACCGGACTGACCCTCCAGCGTTCCGGCGATGACGCAACCCTGATTACCGGCCCCCGTGTTGACCGCGTAGCCGATGGTAGGAGAGAAGGTAAGGCCCACATACTTGCCAACGAAGATGGCGAGCTTTGGTTGGAATCCGGTGGGGATCGTGATCGTGGTCACAGCCGTGAAGAACTGCGTGATGACCTGGAGGCCGGTCTGCGCATCAATGGCCTGTGCTACACGAAGCGCAGTCCAGAGGCGCGCAATGGTTGCCGTACCTGTCTCTGCCTCGACCTGAGAGGGGGGCTGGATGGCTGTGACCGTGGAGTGGTTGTCCGCGGTGTGCGCGGCCATGTCGTAGGTCTCACTACCGCCGACGCCTGGGATGCCCGTGTGATTGACGAGGGCGTGCGCGACCGTGTCCAGGAGGTTGAAGGGAGCGCCGGTGTGATTTACTGCCTGGTGTGCTGCTGATGTGAATGACTCGGCGGGCGGAATACCCGGCAATCCAGTATGGTTCGTGGTCGCATGGACGACGCCCGTGAACGCCTCGGCTGCTGGTACGCCAGGAAGACCAATGTGGTTGATCGCGGCGTGGTCCGTTGTGTCGAGCACGCTGTTGAAGTGCTGCGCGGCCTCTGTAGCGAAGATCTGCTTGGTCCCCGCAGCGAAGTTCACCGGTGGTCCGCCGCTCGACGAACTGAGCACCGAGTCTCGGGACAGGGAAGCACCAGAGACCGTACCGATCCCCACCTCCCATGTGGAGTCTGTCGTGTTCTCGACGGTGTAGTAGCACTGGTTGCCGTTACCGATGCCGACCACGAATGAGCGGAAGCCGGCCACGGCACCGTCGAGCGCGAAGCTGCTGAGTCCGACGGAGGTGGAGGTCTCCTTCACGCGGTCGCCGAATACGAATGCCATGGTGCTCTCCTAGTCTCCAGCAGAACTCAGGAAGACGTCTAGTTCTACGCCACCCTCGATTGTGCCCTGGATACGGCCTTCCGTGGCGCTCACGATACTTACGTTCGTGATGACGGTCCGTGAAATAGTAGCGACGAAGCCAAATCCTAGATGACGAAGTCTGGCGATGTTGCCGTGCAAGACGCGGACGTTGTGGCCCATGTCCTGAGTGAACGAAAATGGAACGAGAGCGGCTGGCGCAGAAAATGGCCCGCCAATCTCGAACGGGTTCAACGCACTGAAGCCTGGGCCTGGTCCTCCTGTGGGACCAGGACCACCACTCGCGCCGTCTGGACCTTGTGTTCCTGTCGGCCCGATCTGCGCCACCTCTACTTCACCGGGTGTCAGTGTTGGAATCACAGACGCATTCGCTGCGTTGAAGTTGATGGTATGGAAGGGTCCGCCGAGAACCGGCATTCCACCATTCTGGACGGCGATCGAGCCAAGCAGCGAACCCGTATTCGCAAGCCTGACGCGTCCTGGGACGCCCGTAGACGCAAGCGGCAGCGGCGGACGCTCTGCCGCCGTATGCATCGCATGCTTCCAGTCAGCATTGCCTTGCGCCATGGAAAGGAAGACGGGGAAGAAGAAACGAATGGTCGTATTCGCTGTGACTGTAGCGTCCTGTTCGACGCCGCCAACCAGCTTCCTGAGAGTAAGTTGCCAGTGCCGCCGGGCGACGGTCGAGGAGGTCGCTGAGCTTCCCTGGTAGGCCGTCCGGAGCACGATATTGTTGTCGTTGGTGATCGTCTCCACCTCGTAGTGTTTTCCGTCTGGCCCCTTGACTGTGTCACCCAACTCAAGCTCGACGGTTGCCTGTCCGTCACCGTCGATCGCAGATAGGTTCGTGGAGGCGTTGAGAAAAGACCACTCGCCTGAGATCGCCTCTTGGTTTGGCCCGGTGACTCGACCAAAGACGACACGACGGTCTGTTGCGTTATCGATCAGGCGATAGCCGGTGGTGGCATCCACCACTACAGCAACGTTTCTGACTGTGTCTTCCGGTGCAGCGACGGCACCAGCGACCGTCTCAGAGCCTTCGCCGTCGAGGGTGATCTCTGGAAGGTAGTCTCGTTCGATTTCTGTGAAGGAGCCGGAGACGATAGCAGTCGTGTCTCCGGTCAACATGTCGTGATCATTGCTGCGCAGCGCCCTGAACGCCAGCGCAAGACGAGAGGCCATGGCCTCCGCGCCGTAATCGTCGGCCAGTCGAGCCGAGAGGCTTGCGTTGACTGTAGCGTCGAGACTCGTTCTGGCGGCGATCACCTCCGCGACGATGTCAGCCGCAGCCTGGAGACTCTCGATCGATCCGCCCGGCATGAAACCGAAGTTCACCCCGTCGAGTGCAAGCGGGACGTCCTGCTGATCGATCATTGGGTCGTTATCGACTGAGATCGTGGCGGCAGGACCGTTCACGATACAGATGAGCACCTCATCATCGGCGACCGTAATCGATGGTCCGCTCCTTGTGATCAGCGAGGCTTCTGTGGGCTGCGCCGGATTGTCGTAGTAGGAGGCACGAGCGATGACCAGGAGCGGGAAGTCCGGCAGCGGTTGACCGACGAAGTCGATGGTCACCGGATCAGTGAGGAAGATATCCATCCCCCCTGGATCGTCCTGCGATGGAACCTTGACCAACGAGTATCCGTGCGCCGGATCCGGCGAGAGTGTAAGCACCGAACCGAGCACAGAGGGAATGAACCCGACGTAGACACCTTTGGGTTGCCCGGCGAACGCGATGCCAAGCGGCGAGGTGGCGTAGCGCTCGTTGAACGCTACCTGTGAGCCGGGCTTCGTGAGGATTTGAACCGGGAAGACAGACATGGTCTTACCTTGTTGCCGCGTTCAAGAAGAACCGAACCTGGGCGAAAGGCGTGGCACCAACTGGAACACGAGCGTTGAGTCGCACGGTTGTTCCGCTCACAACTGAGATGTCCGTGATCTCCCAGTGGTCGTCGCCGTCGAAGATGAACGGCGAATACCACTCGGAATTGCCGCCGGTTAGAAACAGGATCTCTGAGCCAGACATCACAGTAGTGAATGAGTAGAGCGCGCCGCTTCCTAGCACGTTGTGAGTGAAGAGACCGCTCTCGTTGAAGAGATTACCCGTCGCGAAGTTGGTGAAACCCCGGCCTTGCGGTCCCTGTAGGCCGGGTGGCCCCGGCATTCCGCCCATACCAGGATTACCAGGCACGCCGGTCGGGCCCCGCTGGTTGATGTTGGCTACACCCGATGGTCCAGGAGTAGCGGAGGTGAACTCGATCGAGTTGACGTGCGGCGGCCCGACCTGCATGTTGATCTGCTGGACTGCGAAGATAGCGCCTGCCTTGCCTTCGGCGATATTAGACGTTACCTGCGCCTTACCGTAGATCGAGGTCGTCGCGGTGGGCAGCGGCGCCTCTTCGTAGTTCTTCAGCAGTTCCGTGAAGTAGTCGTACTGAGCAGTATCAACCGCCGCCCACGAGTTGAAGTAGACACGGACGGTCGACGCGGGCATCGAGAAGGCTGTCTCGGTCGCCGGGCCGGTCCTAGTCCTCGCGTTGAGAGTGAACCGACGGCGCACACCAGGAGGTGTCAGCGCTGGCGTCGTCGCATTCGGGAACAGGACCGAGAGGTTCAGCAGGATGTTCGACGGCACAGAGGCAACCTCAAACAGGTCGCCGCTCACGGGGTCTTCGATGATGTCGCCCGGCTCTACCTGGGACAGGAAGGTGGTTGCTGTGCCGTTTACCGCCGCGGAACCGTTGTTGAAGACGATCGCGGTACCACTCAAGTCCACTTCATCAAAGACCAGGCGACCGTAGGCCACCTGGCGCGACGAGTCGGTGAGACGCGACTCGGTCGTTGCGTCGATGATCGAGCAGGCGTTGCGCTCTGGGTCCGTAAGCGCGCCGACTGGCGGCGGGTCAGGAACCGTGCCCGATGTGATCGCGCCCACCCGTGTCTCTGACGCGAAGCCGTCAAAATCGATCGTGGGAGCGAGCGAGATCAGCGTGCGGTGGTAGGCGGAAAAGGCCCGACTGATGTTGATCGTGTCGGTAGGGGCGGCGACCACGAAGTCACCCGCCTTGATCGTCCGAATCTCCTTACCGAGCCGCCCGGCCATCGCTGCTGCGCTGGCGTCCTCCTCAAGACGGGCGTCGAGTGATGGGTGAACGAAGCCCGACAGATCGACCCGCGCAGCGACCACCTCGGCACTGATAGCGACGGCGGCAAGCAGTTCTTCGACTGCACCAGACTTCATGAACCCGTAGCCGAGCGGTGTTCCGGTGTAGGCGTAGGGCGTGGTGCGGTTGAACGGCTCTGCGACGTCGATCAGGTTCGGCGCAGTGACCACACAGATCAGGATCTCAGTGGGATAGACGGGTGCAGGCGTCTGGGTAAGGATCTGCGCCGAGTGCGGGAAGCCGAGCCTGCCGTTCACCTTCAGGACTACGTTCACCGGAAAGGAGTTGTGGCTTGAGAAGTCGATCGTGATGTTGTCCTGGACGATGACGTCTACGACGTAGAGCGGATCGTCCTGCGAGGTAACGCGTGCGAGGCTGAGGCCGCTTGTCGGATCAACCGCAAGCGTCAGCACCGAGTTGTTGAAGCTCGGTGTGAAACCGAGATAGACGCCAAGCGGGATTCCCAGGAACTTCCTGTTCGTGGCCTCCGACGTGTAGCGCTCGCCGTAGCGGTACTTGACCAACTCAGGATTGATCGTGACAGTCTGGAAGATCGTAGGGGCGAGAGAGGGCCCGCCTCCCCCGAAGAGGCTGCTGATCGGTCCACCCGAGATTGGAACAATGCTTGGCACAGCAGCTTACTCGTTGTAGCTCAGAAGAATCGACCCAAGCTGCACAATGTTGCTCGAAGCGCCGTCGACGTATACACGTACGAGAGCGAGCGAGCCCACAGTAGGGACCTCAGAGGCTCCGGAGAAGGTCGTCGTGAACAACACGGCGAACGTGGTCGCGTCGTAGAAGGCCACCGTTACCGAGGTAGTACTGGTGTAGTTGAACAAGACGTAGATCGCCGTGGTTCCGGCGATACCAGTCGGCGTGCTCGTCTTGGTAACAGCACCGACCCTGCGCTCGATCGTCCACGCGCCGGTACCGGACTGCCGGGCGAAGATCGCGTTGTTCTGGCCGAAGAAGGTACCGGCGCTTGTTGTGCCGATTCCGAAGGTGGTCTCAGAAGAGACGTTGATTGACGGCAACCGTAGCTTGAAGACCAGCCGAGCAAGCGCGGTCGAGATAATTGGGGGGGACTCCATGCGGAGTACATCACCGCCGCTTGGAAAGGTGTACTGCCTAGCAGGACCAAATCCAGCAACGGTGGTGAAAATATGCGCCGGTGTACTCCCGGCGCTGTCATCGATAGTCATGTCGCCGAACTCTGTGTCTCCTCCGGTGCTACTCGGGAGGAAAGACTCACTGAGGTTGACGGCGCTGGGGCTCGGTGCCCAATACTGATGCAACATGCTCACAGGGAAGATCAACGACTGCCTCGTCGTCAGACCAACACCCGGAATGCTGCTGTGGTTGAGGGCCGCGTGCGCAGCAGTTGTGAGATCGCCTACGCCTGGAAGACCGGTATGGCTCAGCGTCGTGTGATCCACGACCCCAGTACCGGGTGCTGTCGCCAGGTTCCCGACGCCCGTGATGCCGGAGTGGTTCGTGGTCGCGTGCGCGGCAGTCGTGAGATCGCCTACTCCAGCGATGCCGATGTGGTTCGTTGCGCCGTGGACAGTCGAGGTGAAGGCTTCGGCTGCTGGCACGCCAGGAAGACCTGTGTGATTTACTGTGTTATGCACAGCGGTTGTCAGCAGCGACGTGATGACAGACGCCGGCAGGCTCGTGAAGACGCTCTTGGAGCCGGCGGCGAAGTTCACGAGCGTATTTGCGTTCGTCGAGGCGAGCACGGTGGTCCGCGCGAGCGTGCTCGGCCCAACTGTTCCCAGCCCGACCTCCCACTCGTTGGTGGTCGTGTCGAAGATGACGTAGTAGGTCGTGTTTCCTACACCGACGACCGAGAAGCTCTGGAACCCGGCGACTGGCCCAGCGAGCGTAAGAGTCCCGGTGCCTAGCGTTACCGTGGTCTCTTGAACGCGGTCCGCATAGATCAGCGCCATACTGCACCTTCGCTTAGGCTGTGAAAACGAGAGGCCGAACTGGGTGAGTAGTTCTCCTCACGCATTAGATCTTACTTCCTCCGATGTTTCCATCGAGACCGCGTTCCAATCCGTAGACACCCGGACTTAGGAACTCCAGGATACGGGGTGCTGGCGGGGGCGATGACCCAGGTGGCGCTAGCGGCGGCGCTTCCGGTGCTTGCGTATAGGCGGAGGCAATGTTCGAAGGAACCGATTCGTCGACCGGGTTGAAGCCGATGACCCGATAGTCGAAGACAACGAGCGGGGTGGCGTTGTAGTCGACGAACCCTGTGGTATTGGCCGGCACAGTGCCGATCACCGTCCAGATTCCCTGACCGTTCAGCGAGCGCTCGATCCTGAAGCCACTCTCTTGGTTGCTGACGTCGGTCCATGTCAGAGAGATGATGCCTACGTTCACGGGAGTGGCGATGAGATTGATCGGCGGGGGGATTCCGATGAAGAAGACTGTTCCTCCTGTATGACCACTGTAGTTCCGGAGCGGCTCAAGATTAGTCACACCGCTCGTAGGATGTGAGTAATGCCGCAATGGTTGAAAGAGGGCATTCGCCCCTGTGGGCATGCCGTAGGTTTGAGCGGGCGTGAGCGGGCTGACATGTGCGCCGGTGACCGGACTGAAGTTAAGTCCAGAGAGATAGTTAACCTGTGTGTCGCTCCCGCCTCCCAGCGAGTTCGGAATGTAGCTCAGGGACTCGTCCGACGAACCGCCGAGCACAGCCCCCGGAATGAACGAGGTCGGCTCGTCCGAAGCGCCACCGAGGACGGAGAGCGGCACGTAATCAACAAGATCGTCGGAAGCGCCTCCGAGGACCGCAGTGGGAAGGAAGTCGAGCGGCTCGTTTGATTCGCCGCCCAGTTCTGAGGGCATTGGCTAGCCCTCCGCTAGGAGAAGATCTGCGGCGTCGTCTTAGCGAAGGCGCCGATCGAGAAGCCGTCGGTTTGTGCCAGCCACGTCACGAAGAATGTCGTGACTCCGTTGTCCGCCGCGTCCAGGCCGTCGATCTGAGTATTACCGGCACCCAGGGTGCCGACGGACGGATTCGAGAGGGTGGCATAGGGCGTGGCCGGGTACTCGCCTACTGCGTTGGTCCTGATCCATCGCACGCTGACTGCGTCCACAGTCGGGTTTGGCGAATAGATCTTGAAGCCGTAACGAACACCACCGATCACCGGCGTCGCACTGATTCGCTCGATGTGGCGCTGCCCAGAGGTCCAAAACGCAGACCCACCGTTGTGGACGCCGAGCGGAAGGGCGTGCCGCGTGTTTCCGCCCGACCCGAGCGAGGTGAAGGCGGAGGCGATCCCGTTCCACTGATACAGCGAGTTCGGGGTGCCCGTTGCGCCGTCAACCGCGACGTACAGGTAGATCGTCGGCTCAGTCGTTGGCAGGTTGTCTTGTCTGTCCACGATCTCCGCGATTCGCGAGGAGGTGGTGGCCGACCCAAGCACCGACTGGATGCTGATCGCGCTCGTGATCTCGGTGCGCGTGAGGGCGCTGTTCCACGAGTAGGCTCGCCACCCCCCGACCCCACTAGCCCCGAGGATGATCCCGACCAGCAGGTCGCTCGCCGGGTCCACGAACAGGGCGAACCTGCTCCCCAGGCTGCTACCGATGCCGGTGGCACCAGACAGGAAGGCGATGTCCACCTCGACCCACGCCCCGGCAAGGAACTCGTACAACGACCGACCGGTGTTGACGCTGTTCTGGACCCCCACGGCAAACAGGCGATCTTGGTAGACGGCCATCGCGTGGCTGGAGCCCTGGTCGAGGCATGGCCCCACCACGAACGACATATTCGTGGTGTTCCAGATGAGCGTGTTGGGCGCGCTGCCAGAGTTGACGAACGCGTACAGGCTGCCGCGCCACTCCGTGACCGACCAGGGCGGGAAGTTAGCAGGATCGTACAGCGCGAACGACCCCGACTTGGCCCAGGAGGAGCCGTCGGTCGAGGTGAAGAGTCTCCAGACGTTGGTCCCGCTACGGGCGGCGATCACCAGCGTCGCTACTCCACCGGGGTAGAGCAGGTAGGGGCCAGCCTTGGCGGTGTTAGCCCCGAGATCACCGTCAGTGACCACGCTCGAATAGGTCGCTCCCCCATCGTTAGTGCGGTAGACGACATCTCTAACCACGGCGATCCAGCGGTCGTCCCCGAGAAATCTGATGACCCGCTGGCCAGTCTGCTCCGCGACGCCGCCGGCAGTTTCCAGCACGCCGAACGCCACGCCTACCGTGCTCGCCACACCAGTCACGTAACGACGGACCTGAGGGGTGGTCCCGTCAACTACGTTCAACGCCAGAAATGGAGTAGGCATAGGTTAGTCAGCTTCCACGGCGTCGACACGACGCCACGAACCGTCCGGGAGGCGAACTACGTCGCCAACTTCAACGTCGCTCGCAGACTTGAAGTCTCCGCTGCACAGGTGCACCAGCGACGAAGTCTC